GCATTTTGGTACAACCTCTTTGTACAAGTGTGTGAGTCGCCCTCGTGGCCACGGCTTGTTTCTTTATCAGTAGGTGATCAGTTCACTTCAGGTAATAACGCTGTAAATGTTCTCAATGAGCTCAGCGAAATTCTGATGGTCGAACTTGAAAGTAGCTCACTCACTCAGGAGCTTCTTAGTCAAGGGGCGCAACAGCTTCAGGATATTCGTGAGCAGTTCATGGAAGCTAAAAAGCAAGGTGATAATGGCAAGGCTGCTGAGCTCCGCCAACAAGGTAAAGAGCTTGGTCGTCAGATGGAACAGAATTTGCTTCAAATGAGTGAGCAGATTAAGCCCCAGGTAGATAAAGCGGTAGACCGTGCTCATCAGGCGGCTAAAGATAACCAAGAGGCGATGGCTGCTCTCGCCGGCAACGAGGCCGGAAAAGGAATCGCACTAAACGATCTCGATCAAAAGCGTAATCTGGCAAAAAAGCTCAGCAACAACCCTGGTCTCAAAGAACTTGTACGTCGACTCGGTGCTTTGCGGCAAGCCTGGGCCGACCGCAAGCGAGCACGTAGATCACAGACAAGTTATAGCGACATTGTCGGCGCCAAGTTCTCCGACATCATAACTAAAGCTTTCCCGGCTGAGATCGCGCTAGCTGCTACGGAACAGGGACGCGCACTGTTCGCACTGAAATACAGCCAAAAAACACTTCTTTGCAAAGATTACGAAGCAACTGTTAAAGAGTTAGATAAGGGTCCTGTAGTGCTGTACATCGACATCAGCGGCTCGATGGCTGGAGAGTGCGAGCTCTGGTCTAAAGCTATCGCTTATGTGGTTGCGGAGGAGTGTCTTAAACAAAAACGTGCGACACATATTCATTTGTTCGACACGCTCGTGCAAAAAAGCATCCATCTTGAGAAAGATCGAACGGATAACGAACGGCTTCTTAACTTTGTTCTTGGGTGGACAACAAGAGGAGGTACCTCATTCTGCTCTGTTATTAACCACGCTCTGTCAGAGATTAATTTTGTTGAGAAAGCTGACATCCTGATGATCACTGACGGTAACGCTGAGGTATCGGATCCATTCGTGCGTCGGCTTAATGCCTTTAAGCAGGAACACGGTGTACAGTGGAACAGCTTCTGTATCGGTAAACAAGCTCATGTGCTCAAAGAGTTCAGTGATTATGTACACACTATAGATGTACTAGACGATCCTAAAAGCGCGGAGTTGTTTCAAGATGCTCTCAGGTAGAGGTCTTTAAAACAAAACCGCACTTAGATTGAGTGGCAACCGCTGCCTCTCTCATGGATAGACAAACAGACGCAAGAATCGTCAGGCGGATTGAAGCTGACTACTCTCCAGCTACTGAAAAATATGAATTGGAAGATTGGTTAGCTCAGCAACTCTTCGACACATATCACAACTTATATGAAGGCGAATCGGAACTGTTTAGGTTCAGAGAAGCTGTTTTAGTGTACGCACCACAAACAGAGTTAATAAACTCTACGAGATTAATAGAAAATAATGTAACCGAGCATTGCATTCTACTCAGTGGCTTTTTGTATAAAAATTACGGCATAAAGAAACTAAATCACAAAGCTGACGTTGAAATGCAGCTAATGCTCATGGAACATGACTTTGAACTGATGGCCGTGCAGATCACAGATGAGATTATTGCGTGGTACGAAACCGTGAGTGCCATGAAAGAGGTGATGACTATGAAGCAAAAGTGACTGAATCCTTAAGATAATGTGAAATCCCCTTGCGGTAAAGGATTGGAAAGATACCATTTCTCTGTTCCGCTTCCCATTACATGAACTTCAAGTTCAAAATCGGCGACACAACCCTGGACAACAACGAAGCAAAGGCTCTGCTGAACGCAGCGGGCCGCGATTCGGCAATCGTGGTTGACATTGCTGAACACGTCGATCCCTCAATGATTGACGCCAAAAAGCTGTTCTCGATCAGCGTTGAAACCAAAAACCCCACGCTGGCGTCTCTAGCCGCCCGTTTCGCTATCGAAGGTGTGGAGACACCTAAAAAACGTACATATAACCGCACTGACGCAAACCGCATCTCTCGAATCGAACCGACGAAAGTCATCAAGCACCCAGATGAGGCAATCGAAGAGCTCTGCAAGCTCAACAACCTCAAATCGATTGGTGCAGCCATGATCTTGGATGGCGTTGCTGACGGCAGCAGTCGAACACTCCGGCAGATTGCCACTAGTTGCGTGAACGCTATGGCTTACAGGGGTTCCGTAAGCCCTGACTCACAGTGCTTCATGGGCTTCTGCAAAGATGGTGACGGGCACTACCGTACCCTGAACCAGGGGCCAAACGTCCCTCGTAGCGCTTGCTACCACGCGTCGCCGATGTACACAGCCATCCGCGATGGTGCCCAGCTGCTGAAAGAGTGGGGTTTGATCGAGCTGAAAGAGTTGATCGAGTTCGGCAGCAAAGACAAAGAGCTTGATGAAAACAGCCAGCAGCTGCGCCGTGTGGTCTACGCCGTGTCGCCAACTGCAATGGGTCAGAAGGTTGCCGGCGAATGGGGTGATATTGCTGATTTCATCAGTCACCGCTGGAGTAGCCGCATCCGCGAGAAAAAGTCTTACGCTGCTTGAACGACAAGCCGCTGAATCCACGGGGCGTCGCAAGATGCCCCTTTTTTACTCTCATGAAAATTTTCTACGCAGACGACAACAGCAAGTTTCAAAAGGCAATCGAAAAACTAAACCAAATCCCAAAGCTTTGTCTTGACGCAGAGACGACGGGGCTCGACTCTCACGTTGCGAGACTACGCTTGCTTCAGCTCTGCACGACTGATGAGAAAGTAGAAGACAGAACGGTTTACGTTTTAGACCTATTCAAAGTAAGTAACACCAACGGATTAAAAGAGCTGATTGAAAGTCGTGAGATGCTTTTAGGTCACAACCTAAACTTCGACCTTCAGTTTTTGTTGTCTCTGGGTATCGATTACCAAGGAAAGATCTTCGATACTTACGTAGCTGAACGCTGCTTACGAGCGGGTTTTAAAGAAAAGAAGATTTCGCCAAAACTCCAGAAGCCTTATTTCGATGATGTCAGCTGCTCGCTAAAGGCTGTAGTCAGCCGGCGACTTGAACTCGACATCAGCAAGGAACAGCAGGTATCTGACTGGAGTAAGCAAGATCTTGATCTTGAGCAGATCGAGTACGCGGCAAAGGACGTCGATCTGCTTCCCAGCATTGCAGCAGATCAACTTAAGGAGCTTGTAGAGGAAGCTTTGCTAGATATCTACTCCCTCGAATCAAAATGCGTGCGCCCCGTGGCAAGAATGTGTCATAGAGGGTTTAACGTCGATGTAAGTAAATTAATAGCACTAAAGGGATCCATAGAGCTGAAGTTAGAGGAGGTCACACTAGAATTCTGCACTAAGCTCGATGCGGCTTTACCCCCTGACCTCAAGCTTCCGAGAAACATCGATGGATCCCTGGCAATCGGTAAAAACCTTCGAAAGGAATTCAATCCTGGATCTGGTACGCAGTGCAAGAAACTCTTCGACGCACTTGGTGTTGCTCTACCAACAAACCCTTCTACAGGAAAGACAACACTCAATCAGATCTCACTCGCAGAGTTCGATAGCGATGACCCTCTCCTCAATCTCTATCGAAAGCGAACCAAAATAGAGACTCAGCTAGAGCACGCCGAAAAATTAATCGCAAACGTTAATCCGATTACTCATCGGATTCACTCGGGCTATAACCAGTACGGTGCTAACTCGGGGCGGTTCACATCGAGCGGAGCTAAAAAGACAGCTTCCAAAAAAGTTAAAAACCAGTTCGCCATCAACGCCCAACAAATTCCCAGGGATAAAGAGTTTCGCGAGTGTTTCGTTGCCACGGCTGGTCACCAACTGATCATCTGCGACTTCAGCCAAATTGAGTTGCGTCTCGGTGCTGAGTTAATCGGTATCCCTCAAATGATCCAAGCCTTTAAGGATGGACATGATCTACACACGGTGACCGCAAGCCTGATCTACAGGGTGCCGCTTGAGGAAGTGCAGAAAAGTCAGCGTCAAGAAGGTAAAACGTTGAACTTTGCTCTTCTGTACGGAATGGGATACAGGAAATACAAAACCTACGCAGCTCAAAGCGGAAAAATTATTTCGCTTTCTGAAGCAAAAGTAGCTCACACAGCATTCCACAACGCCTACCCACGTTTAAGGCAGTGGCACCGTGAACGCGCAGCCTTGGTAGAAGACGGCTGGACTTACGTTCGCACTCCTCTAGGTCGGCGTCGTCTGCTTTCGTATGACGATGCCACTATGACTGCCTGTGCCAACACGCTGATTCAAGGTGCCGGAGCTGATATCCTTAAGCTGTCTTTAGCAAAACTCAACCCCTACTTAGGGGATGAGGCTCACTTAGTTGCCTGTGTGCATGATGAAATCGTACTCGAAGCGGTTGACGGTAAAGTTGAGCACTACAAAGAAGTACTTGAACGCTGTATGAAGGAGGCAGCTGAAACTATCTTAAAAGAAGTACCTGCTAAAGCAGACGCTAGTTACGGAGACACCTGGGCAGAAAAATGAGCAACACCACTAAAAGAGTCCGTCCTCTATCGCCAAGCAAATTTACAGTCGGTGATCGCGTCACAGAAAACATCAAGAACATAACTTGTGTTAGTCCGTTCGCTGATCAAAAAACCAAAGATCAAGTAGCGGGGTACGTTAACGGTACGCGCTTGGGGACAGTCAAAGAAGTTTTTGTGAAGACGAATAAACGAGGTGACCGACGCCATTACGCAGCGGTGCTGTGGGATGGCTTCAAGTCAACGACGGAACACGAGCAAGGTCGGCTCAATATCCACGCTGCAGCGCAAATAGAAAAGGAAAGATCGGTCGCAGCTGACGCAAAGAAAAAGTCTTCGACAGCAGTTGAAATCTTAAATCTCGATGCTGTTAGAGAAAAAGAAATATTTACAGCTAAAACAGAGAATGGTTATGTCGGCTGTGTGCGATTGACTAGTGGAGTGTGTTTTACGGTTGATGTGTTCTCTAGTGCGCTGGAAGCAGCAAACAAAGCTCGTAGTTTGAAAAGACTGCTAGAGCAACCGGCCGCGCGGGAATGTAAAGAAACCAAAAAAAACACAGAAGAAATTAAAAAATGTGTAGTCAAGAAAACCGTAAAAAAGGTAACCTTGAGGTCGAGATTGTACACACTCGAAGAGACCAAGGCAATGCCGCTTCTGCGTTTCCAAGAAGTGTGGGTGATTGTTAAAGATTCGATGTACGTAAGCGACTGCTTAGATCGCGAAAGAAGAAGTTTAGTGAGCTATACATCTAACAAGGATAAAGCATTGTATTTCACGTGTCACGAAAAAGCTAAGATGACTATGCGTGTACTAAAAGGTACGATAGGTCCAGGCTTCGATATAAAAAGATTTTTTATTGAAAACAAGTAAAATTTTAAAAGTAGAGCTCACGTTATGGCCACGCGATTCGCAGGAGATTTTTTTGGCATACCTTTAGTAGAGGAAAAACAGAAAAGCTCTATGTTACTAGATTATTATCCTGAGCTCAGGAGTATTAAAAAGCAAGATACAGAAAAAGCAAAAGCCTCGACTAATGAAGGGGCTCGGATGTACGGCGGTGCTCAGGCAGCGCCTACTTTCGTTGGTTTTAAGAAGTTTGAGGTCGGCGACAAGACGCAAAAAGCAGCTCCTGTATTTGCAGGTTTTAAAACCTTTGAGCAGATTAAATAGAGAAAGGTCTTAACGCTTTATACTGGAGGGATCCAGTTAGTTAGGCCACTTAAAGCAACTTCGCTTTGGTCTTTAATTTCCATGACTGCAACTCCGACTGCTGCTGCAACTACCACGGCTGTTCAAGCGCTCCCTGGAGCTACGCGTTTCGGTCGTTCAGTTAGACGTGCTGGTCAGATTTTTGGAATAGACCTTGCCTCATTATTTGATGATACTGCTGAGGGCGAAGACGGCACCAGTGGCTTTGAGGGATTCAGCCCAGAGTTCACCATACGAAGCCAGCGTATAGGACGAAGCCCAAGCACGCTCGGGTACAAGGCTCCCCTCACACAGCCGGGAGAAACGATATTTAAATTAGCGGAATCAGTGCCAAGTGCTGTAAGCGTAACTAATCAAGTTAACGCACCCTCAACTTCTAGTGCTTCTGCAGCACCTACAACACCCGCTCAAGATTACACTAATCTGTTTAGTGGACTAAACCAGAAGATTAGTGACCTTACAGATTTAGTTAACAGGCAGAGACAAACACCTGCTGCGCAAACAACTTCTAACCAACAACAAGCTACAAGCGAGCCTACAAGTCAGACTACAAGTCAGACTACAAGTCAGCCGCAGGCCCCTACGTACCAGTCGTTTAACTTAGGCGATCCCAATGTGGGTGGCATGAAATCGGTAACCGCTGCTTTGGGTGCGGGTTTGACGCCAAGTGAAATTCGCAGCCAGGCAAATCAGGCAAACGTTACCTTCACTCCTGCGGCCGCCACGCAAGTGGCTCGCGCTACCAACATCCAACAGTTCAATCAGTCTGGACCCGCGTTTGCTGCGGCAGCGGTAGAGCGTGCCCTCGAATCAGGCTTACGCCCCGGTGAAATTAAGAAGGCTGCAGAAGCTCAAGGTGTGAACCTGACCGCTAAGGCTCTAGAACAGATTAAAAAAGCACGCAACTAGAAAAGCAGCTAAGCTTAATTAGCTGCTTCTCTAAAGAGTGAAGCTTAAAAAATTAATCCTTGAGAAACTTGGGGTATGGCTAAAGCTGTACCCCATTTTTGCTGCGAACGAAGAGGACCGACAACGTATTATCGAAGCGGCAGAGTTCCAACCGAATGACGTCTACTGATTACTGTCTCAATGTCGAGCGAAAAAACAGGAAATTAGAAGTCGCTTTAGTAGCAAACGATTCGAACCACGCGCAGGCTCAGGCGTCAGACATAGCTCGTGCTCTACAGGCAGATACATTTTCACTATCGTATAAGAGCGCACCTGAAAGCAGTTTAGCCACTCTATTCAAAAGACTCGCTACCAGTGATTTCGAGCACGGGCAGTGCGAGGAGTGGGCTGGGTCTTACTGCAACGGATCGCCAGTCGTTTACGCGCTAGGACACAAGTACTACGTGCGTCCCCTGATACTAGATTATCTTGAAATTAACAAGGACGGTTGCGTCAAGCCTTCCTGCGGAAACCGCGTGTGTGTCAACCCATATCACAACTCTTACAAGAAGATGAAGGGATCAAAACTGGGGGACGCCGACACGAATTTGGTACTAGCATTCTCCAGCCAAGGCGTCCCTGTAAGGGAGATAGCCAAGGCACTCAAGGTACACCGCTCAACGATTTACCGAACGTTAAACCGTGAACATCTTCATGCTCGGGCTGCGGATCACTGATGCAGCTAACACTGACGAAAACAAAGTCGTACACGTCTTAGCTGAGTCTCTCCCTTCAAGCGATCGTCGCGTCGCCACGAAGGTTCAGCTTTCAATGAAGGAGGACCACTACAACGGAAAAATTTTAAAAACTCTCGAAGAGAAGCAAACGATCTTTGCGATCGGCCCGACGAAGACAACACCAGATGGTGTACTTCAGATGCAGCCGATGCTCGTTGTGACGAACAACAACTGGGATGATCTTCTTGCGGTTAACTTGTTTGTTTCCACGGGTGGGCTCGGTCCAGTGACCGAAGAAACCCAGCTAGCAGATAACACAGTTACGAACCGTTCGCTTGCGTGGCAAGACGAAAAGGGTGAAACTTCCTGGTTCAAGCTCACCGCATGGGATGCTCTCTCAACTCAGTTGGCTGAGTTGGCTCCAGGGACACCGACGATCGCTGTTGGACGTGTAAGCACTAGCGAAAAAGAAGATCGTAAGTATCTTAATTACGGTGTAGAGAAAATTCTCTATCTACCTCGCAGCAAAAAAGCTGCTCCTGCCAAGGCTGCTGACCCTGATAAAGGTAAGGTCTCCACGGCTGCTCTCGGTTCTCTGGACTTCTCTCTCTAATTAACGGCCATGGTTTTTATTGCTGGCAAATTTTCGGCTGATGAGATTCTCTGTCAAATCCCGCCGCACACACTTCGAATCGATCTTCAAAGCCGCTATTGGAAATCCGATACTGACAGCGAAGCGGCGATCGTCGACAGTAACGGTAATGGGATACCGATTTCGTTTGTCTTACTTGGATTCACGCCGTATTTCGGCAATCTCGGTATGCGAGCGCACGAAGAGTTTATTCGCATCGCTTACATTGGTGTTTCACCTAATCACCGTCTGCTTCCACCTCGCTGTGTATGCACTAGCATCATCAGTGGTAAGTCGTCTCAGAGGAACTTCATCTCGTACTTCCAGACGCTCTATAATAACCGTATAAACGTTGGTGAAGTTATTACGGAAACTAAGTTCGTTCAAAAGTCTTTCAACGAACGAGATCCGATGACGGGAGCTGACGGAGCCAAGATCAATTACAACGTCCTAGAGTTCAGAGACCGTCCAGCTCAAACGGATGAAGAGCAAAAGCTCATCGAAGACATCAGTAATTGGCTTGACGCTGGTTCAGGAGATTTGGTGGCGTCTGCTCTACGCAGCACTATCTCCGGCGCTCATTTGGTTGAGTTACCTCTGGGAGAAGACCACGCGGCGATTAAAGAAGCTTTCATGGAAGCTAACCCGAAGCGTCTAGATGGCGTCGCACCCGCCGGTCTGGCCGCGCTTCCCGCTGGTGCTGGTACACCTGGTTCAAAACCAGAAGCCGAAGAGCCGCCTAGTGCTAAGAAGGCTGCGCCCAAGAAAGATCTTACGGATGAGCAGAAAGCAGCGTTAAAAGCTGCTGGACTGGATTTCTGATGTAAGCTCTACTCGGATTGTTCACACCAAGGGGCGCCACACAAGCGCTCCTTTTTTGTGCCTATAGCTCAAGCAAGTCACCAAAAGAAGGTAGGTGCACACCATAAGCAACACAGTATTTTACGATATTCTCTAACAGCTTTGCTCGTATCAAGTAGTTCGCGTAAACGACTTCCAGTACCTCGCGGGCCTCTTTAGGGCTAAGCTTGCTCATACCGTCCAGAAAGGCGCGGTGGGTGAACTGCTGCTCAAGCGTCAAGTGCGAG